TCAGTGAAATTCAACTCAGTAAAGCTCTTGAAGGACTGAACATGAGCATGGACCAGTTCATCGATATGTGTATCCTACTGGGTTGTGACTACTGTGACCCAATTCGGGGAATCGGCCCGAAGAAAGCCTTAGATCTGGTGATAGAGCACAAGACTATAGAGAACATACTCGAAAGTCTAAAAGGCTCGAAGTATGAAATACCAGATGACTGGCCGTACAAGGATGCTCGAGAACTTTTCAGAAATCCAGATGTCAATCCATGGCTCAGGGTCGGTATGAGTCCTTTGGAAACCGAACTACGTGCTAGAATGAAGAGAAACAAGGTTGCGACAGAAGATGCTGCAAAAGCTGAGAATGCATCAGAAGTGAAGGTAGAAACAACAGATGAACACACAAATGACCAATCGAGTCCGGCGAATAGTACTGATGCACCGGAAATTGCTCAAACAACTGACGGAACTGCCGATGCACAGGACTCATCAATGAAAAAGGAAGAACTAGATGCAACAAGCCAGGAAGATAACAAGGCCACTGAAGAAGAGCAAGACGCGCAAGCCAAAGCGACCCAAGAATCATCCGCTCCCGAAGAGACTGCAGAAGTTGATCCGTACACGACGGCCGTGATCCCGAAAGACTTGTCATCATCGCAATCGCCTGAGATTCCGCGTAAAAAGGTTCAGATAAAAGACCTAGTCATAGAGTGGACTGAGCCAGATATCGATGGTCTGGTAGCTTTCCTCTGTACCGATAAAGGATTTTCGGAAGAGCGAGTACGGACAGGTGCTTCCAAACTCATGAAAGCTACCAAGCAGAAACAACAAGGCCGGCTCGATGGGTTCTTCAAGCCGCAACCTAAAAGTCAGGATGAGCTTGGAAAGGCGAAGCGGAAACTGGAAGAAAAGAAGAACGCCGAAAAGGCAGCTAAGAAACAAAAGACTAAAGGAGGTAAAGGCGGCAAACCGAAATAAGCTTAGGTTGGCTAGCTGTATTATGCTATCAATCCAACTGTACAAATTTCGATATCGACACCTTGCACTCATTTGTGCATATTCTGTCGCTCGTGCTGGCATATATTCAGATGGCATGATTCATTTACACTCAGGTTGGACACGCCTTTTGCCCGCCCGGATGGTACAGTGGTTGGCTGTCTTGTTGTAAATGATCAATTTGCAGTCCATCGTCTAACAAATAAGGTATAAAGGAGATTGATTGACACCATAGACGGGCGCCCCTGACCCGCTGCCAATACTTCTATGAGCATACCACTACATTCATGCGAGCAATAGCGAACACCGCTGCAAACTATCTCTATCTCACGATGCAGTCTAGACCTTTCCTATTCTTCTTTGGAGCAATATGGTCATTGCTGATTGTCAGCGTGCATTCCTATATGCCCACAGATGTCTACGACTATACGCCGCAGGCCGTGACCTGCGGGCCTAGTGGGCCAAGGTATGACTGGTGGACTTTGCTTAAAATGTGCAAACAGGGTTGCACTTGGATGCCGAACGGAGACATGGATACTCACCTGGAAGGCTATGGCTTCGTTTCCCATACCAACCTTCACGGTAGCAAGGGAGGGCCGAAGATTGCAATTCTCTTCGAGTGGACTTTAGCAAATCATCCGGCCAAAGGTGGTTGGTATCTCAAGTTTCTTGGTGCGAAGTATTGGCAGACTGAGATTGATACCTTCGCGGCCGTAAGTCATACACAATCAAACTTGCCAGATATCGGCTAACTTCTTCTTAGCCTTGCACACTCGGCCCCTGTGTCGGCGTTACGTGCCCACCTAAGAACGTGCCAGCGTGGCCTCACATTGCCTGGTTCTAGAGCGTGCCAGCTCGTGCAGTAGTCGAGTCTGAAATTATGCTCATTACTAAAGACAATCTGAGTATATTCATGCTAGATTCGTTCGCGACACCATAACGGACCCATCCGACTACAACG